GCCCCGTAGCGAGCGTGCTGACGGATGGGCAGATTAAAGAACATTTTGACTCTCACGCCCGATATGCGCTTGAAGGTAGCAAACTGTATTGGGATGACGCATTAGCATTTGCTCGCGCCCTCCTTGCGGCGTCTATGGGCGGAGATAAGCCATGAGGCTCGGTGAATTGATCCGTACGCGCCGTGAAGCGCTTGGCCTGACGCTCGAAGAAACAGCCGATGCCATCGGTTGCTCGAAGTCTTATATCTGGGAAGTCGAGAACCACAAGGGCTACAAGATCAGCTTGTTACTTGCCGCGCGCTTGTCCATCGGCTTGGGCCTGCAAGTGTCAATGCTGGCTGCCTCAGCCCTAGAATCTGAAAAGGAATCGAAATGATCTGGCCTACCAAAGTAAAAAGTGACGACGGCAAGACGTTCTATACCGATGACGTCGCCCCCACGCAGGGCGCAGATGCGCGACCGGTGGTGATCTGCCAGATAGAACAGCACAACGGCTCATGGCTTGATGTGTCGATAGACGCCTACGAAAGCACTGAAGTGAGTCGCAGACGCATTGTTCATCTAATTGAAAAGGAGTCTTCCTAATGGGCCGTCCTCGCAAAACCACCCCACCTGTCCGCATTGGCTTCACCCTGCCCCAGGATCTGGCCGACCGACTCGACTCCCACCTCAAGTCCGAAGTGGAAAATCGAGTCCCGCATGGTGACAAGAGCAAGTTCTTCGAAGGTCTGACACGTCAATATTTTGAAACACTTGACGGAGAGCTCACTGAAATCGAAACCTCACTGGAGAAAGAAAATGGGATGGGCCAGGAAATCTGACGGAACAACCCCACTGGGGGATCGTCTCAAGAAAGAGCGCAATCGCAGGGGATTTACCAATCTCAATGCCTTCGCCAAATCCGTAAACATGTCTGTTTACAGTATCACTGCTATAGAGAATCGCGGAGCAGCCCCGCACGTGCATAACCTGATCAAAATTGCTCAGGTACTTGAATGTTCAACAGACTGGCTCTTGGGCCTAGAGGAGTAGCAAGCATGATCCCAGCAGAACGACGTGATGCAGCATCAGCGTGTTGGTTGAAGCCAGCGGACTTAGGCAAGATGCCGCATGGGGGGATGAACTACGCCCAGTGTGACTTGTGGCCGAATCTCGCCAGAAACTCCACAGAGTTCCCGCAGCCGAATACCACCTGCTACATCTCCGGCCCTGTCACCGGTATCGAGGAATTCAACCGGCCCTCGTTCCTCCTCGCGCAACGGATGCTGCTCTCAGCCGGTTGCTCTGTGTTCAATCCAATCCACATTGATTGGCCGATTGATCCGCTAGAGGGGGAAGCTCTCTGGCAGTACATGATGCATTACTGTGTAGCTGCTATCCCCCTCTGTGACAGCTTGCTGATGCTCCCCGATTGGCAGAATAGCAAGGGCGCTAAGGAAGAACACCGTATCGCCAAGATGTTAGGACTGATCATCTACTACTCCCCCGTACTCGATAAAGAGAACAAGTAACTCACCCCCACCACCAGGGCAAGCCCTGACAGCTAAAAGGCTCAATTGTGAATCATGAAGAACTATCAGCATCCCAAGCGGACGCGACGCTCTACCAAGCTGAAGCCCCATTCGAGTTCACCTCGGACCAGCTCGAAGCGATCCAAGAACTCCTCAACTACATCTCCAGCCCCTATCTCACCGACTGGTACTTCTGCTTCCGTGGCTATGCTGGCACCGGCAAAACATCTTGCATGCGGGAGGTCGCCAGACGAGTTGGGTCGTCGAATGCTAGATTTGCTTACACTGCTCCAACAAACAAGGCAGCAAAAGTCCTGCGGGAGATCGTGGGCAGTGCCTCAACCATCTATTCCTTGCTGGGCCTCCGAGTTGACAAGAACGGAGAAACTAAGCAAATCGCACACGGTAAGCCTGTTGACCTGTCAGACCTGGATGTTATTGTTGTAGACGAAGCCTCGATGGTGAATGCGCACCTCTTCGACCTGCTCTCCGACATCGCGGACAAATTCAACCTCAAAGTGGTTTTCATGGGGGACCCTGCGCAGCTACCTCCTGTGAAAGAATCAGAGAGCCTTGCCCTGCAGGGTGAAACGGGCATTCAACTCACTAAGGTGATGCGCCATGACAACCAGATTCTCTCGCTCGTCTCTTCGATTCGAGAAGTTATATTCTCTCCGGCACCTTCAATTAATATCAAATCTGACAACCGAAACGGAGAGGGTGTCTGGAAGCTCAGCAAGCCAGACTTCAAAAAAGAAATCTATGCAGCAGCCTCCCGAGGTGAATTCGCTGATGGCCGAACAACTAAGGTCATCTCCTGGCGAAATGTCAAGGTTGACGAGTACAACCAAATCGCCAGAGCCGCTATCTTTGGAGCAGAAGCGCAGCCAGGATTTTTTCTTGTGGGAGACCGAGTTGTGGCAGCTGGCCCTTGTGAGCGGAATGACGACCTGCTCCTCCACACCGACGACGAGGCTATTGTTGAAGGAGTGATTGAGTGCAAGCATCCGCTGGAGCCGAAGTATCACGCGCTGGAGTTGAAATGCCGAAGGGAGGATAACCAGATTATTCGCCTCTTAGTCATTCATCCAGCTAGTCAACAACAACACGACAATGATTGTGAACTGTTGGCCCATGAAGCCAGGGGGAATCCAAAACTCTGGCGACGTTTTTGGGACCTTAAGGACTTGTTCCATCAGATTAAATTTGCCTATGCAATCACTGCGCATAGATCGCAGGGGTCTACGTATACCAATGTATTCGTAGATTTCCAGGATACTCTTTACAACAGGAACCGTAGAGAGGCTTTTCAGTGTTTATATGTAGCGTGCTCTCGTGCTAGTAAAAGACTTTACCTTGCCTAAACTAGTTTGCATATGATGTTTGTGCGTACTCATGGGGAGTGCAAGGAGAATCTAAATGGAAGCGGTTGATATTGTTGGGGAAAAGTTCGGGAACTGGGAAGTTGTGGAAAGAGCCCCCAATAGACAGACAAGAGCGGTATGGGTTTGTCGGTGTGTTTGCGGAACACTTGCAGAAGTTTATGGGGGAAATCTTCGCAGGGGCCTTTCGAAAGGATGCGGCTGCAATTGGGCCGAAGTTCACCCTGAAAAATTTAAGCACGGAAGAACTGAAACTAAGGAATGGTTGGCCTGGAGAAACTTAAAAGACAGGTGTAACAACCCTAATGTTCGGAATTACGATCAGTACGGAGGTCGGGGGATTACTTATGCCCCGGAATGGGAAGAGTTTTCCGCCTTTTTCCGGGATATGGGAGGAGCTCCCTCGAAACAGCATTCGATAGATCGCATTGATAATGATGGCAATTACTGTAAAAGTAATTGTAAATGGTCCACCTCTTCAGAACAGGCCCTCAATCGTAGAGTTTGTTTAAAAACAGGGGGAAAAAATTTATACGAGCTTGCAGCTGAATATGGCATTACAGTAAAAGCGTATAAGTTTAAACGAGATCACGGGTTGTTACCCGTTAAATCTGACTAGCATCTATTATTTACCGGGATTACTATTGATTAATCGCGGTGAGAAACTAAATCGGAGGCTGAAATGGGAAAAGTTAAATTGAATGTGCCCGACCCCTTAGACTTCTGCCCGGCTTGCCATAAAAAGACCCAGCAGGAATGCTCTCACGTGAACTGTGGCCGTCGTAAGAGAGTTACTGTGGCAGTCCCGGATGATGCATCCTGTCGCGGTATGCAGTCTGGCGGGTATTACCGAAAAACTTACCAGGACAAATAACATGCATCATCTTAAAGAAACCACCATCGACGGGGTGAAGTTCGTGCTGATCCCTGAAGAGTTGCATGACAAGCTTGTTCGTATTTGTCACCCTTGCTATTCTCCCGGTGAATTCGATTGGGCAATGGTTTGTGATGACTGGGAAGCCTACGACCCGGAGATTTTCAGCGATGGCAAGTGAATTGATTAACGAACAGGTTCAAGATTGGCGCAACCGAGCAGCATTAGGTCAATTGTCGATTGATGAAATGAAAATCGCTATCGAGGCAATCCGCAAGGAGCGCGCCAATCTCGAAGCTCCCAAGCCGAAGAAGCGTGCCGCAGCGGGCACAGCAGCAAAGCCGAAGAAGCTCAAACCGGAGGATGTAAACTCCGACGATCTGCTGAAAGAACTAGGCATCTAACCGTAGTACAACTACAGAGGCTCGAAATGCAAGTAACACAAATGGTTTATCTGATAGCAGGACCAAGCCAGAACTACAATCAGGAGACTTACGAATACGAAGATTGTGTCTCTTTCACAGTATGGCCCTACGACAAATACGGAGATTCCGACCCTGCTGTCGCCTCTCAGGAAGTTACTTTTGAAGTCCCTGATGGATTGAATGCGAAAGATCTGAAATTGCAGGCACTTGAAGCGGAGCGGGTTAGGCTCATGGCCGACTTCAACCACCGCATCACCCAAATCCAGGCCGAAATCAACCAGCTGACCGCGATCGAGTTTCAGGTAGCTCCACAGGGAGATGATCTTGACATCCCCTTTTAAATTCCGCCCAATGTTCCCCAATGCAGTCGACTCCACGTTGATCGCCGCGTTCCGGGCATGCCCCCAAAAGTTTTTCCTGAGCTACGTAGAGCATTGGAAAAGCACCACCAAGAGCGTCCATCTCGTCGCCGGAGGCGCATTCGCCTCAGCAATCGAAGCCGCTCGGGAAGCCTTCTACGTCGAAGGAAAGTCCAACAGCGATTCAGAAGCAATCGGAATGACTGCTCTTATCAAGGGGTACGGGGATTTCGAGTGTACTCCAGAGAGTGCCAAGTCACTGGAACGCATGCTCGGGGCTTTCGAATTCTATCTTTTCAACTACCCATTAGGGGGTGATGGTGCCGAACCGATTACGCTGCCTGGGGGTCGAAAGGGCATTGAGTTCTCTTTTGCTGAGCCTCTTGCTATTAATCATCCTGTTACCGGTGTTCCTATTCTCTATACTGGGCGTAGTGATATGGTTGCCAATCGTCATGGTACAGGGATCTGGAACTACGACGAGAAAACCACCAGCTCCTTAGGGGCTACTTGGGGCCGGCAGTGGGAGATGCGCAGCCAGTTCACCGGCTACAACTGGGCTCTCCTCCAGCAAGGCATCAAACCCCAGGGCACTATCGTCCGTGGCATCTCCATCCTCAAGACCAAGTACGACACGATGGAAGTCCCGACCTATCGTAGCCCTCATGAAATCGCCCTCTGGGAGAAGCAAACTCTCAGAGATATCAAACGAATGATAGCTTGCTGGGAAGAGGGGTACTGGGATTATGACATCGACGGGGCGTGTACGGAATATGGTGGTTGCCAGTTTCAGCGAATCTGCAAATCCAGCAACCCCGATGAATGGCTTCCAGCACATTTCGTGCAGCGTGTGTGGGACCCATTGGAGCGTGCTGAGATTAGTGTTGCCGATTACGAGTCTAAGTGGGGCTTCGTCCGGCCAGAAGAAGCACCTCCTGCCCCAGGACTCCCTGGATTGTTGCTTGGAGACGGCCATGCGCTTGGTGAAGAATTGAAAGGACTGATGTAATTATGACAACGTCAACAGTAGTTCTTCAGGCTTTACTTGAATTTCTCTGCGGAGCAGTAATAGGTGCCTTAGTGATGTATTTTTATCAGAAGTGACATGCAATTCTTCCGCCACTTCTACATCGGAACTAACTACCTCGGCTCTTCTGAAGACCGCATCCGATTCATTCACGGGGAAGCCCAACAGCCTGTCCCTTACGTGATGTTCTGCCCGTGCTGTGGGGAGATTTGGGCGAGGATGCCGGTGCTCAACTCAATGGCGGATTGGCGGATCATCGGGGGGTATTGCGAGAAGCACGGGAAGTCCCGCTATGCAATCGCAGGCTCCCTGATGCTGAATTGGGAACCGGAACTCACCGCTATCTTGCCGGATGAAGTTATCAAAAGGGAATTCGCCCTTCACTTACGACTATGGGATAAGGAAAATGACAGAAAGCTGGAAAGAGCCTGAAGAGGACAACATGTCGATAGGGGAGCTAGCCGAATACTTGCTATCCTTTCCGGCAGAGATTCAACATTTACCAGTGAAGGTCCTTTGGGAAGGGCAGATATTCCCCGTCAACAAAGCCAGATTCGACTTCACTGATGGAAAGCGCTACTACGCTGAATCCCTGATGAAAGGGAAAGCGACATACACAGGAATTTACCTGGAACTCTACGCGGATCACATGTAATGACACTCGAACAAGGTACAGCAGTAGGAGACTCCGCTGATCTTCCAGGAATGGAACTATCGGCACTACCGGGCGTAAATTGTATGCTGATGGGGCCATCAGGCACAGGCAAAACCCACGCCATCGGAACCATTGCCGAAGCCTACCCCGATCTGGAAGTGTTTTACCTCGGTCTGGAACCCGGGATGGAAACCCTGCTCGGCTACTACAAGAGCAAGGGGAAACCTCTACCCCCTAACCTCCATTGGCATTATCTCGAAGCAGCTAAGGCATCGTTCAAGGACATGCTGGAAGGTGCGAAGCGAGTTAACACGATGTCATTGGAAACACTGGCGAAAACAAATGATCCCAACAGATCCAAACACAATCGATTTATCAAGCTCCTCGAAGTCCTTAACGATTTCCCTGACGACAGAACAGGCAAGAAATTTGGCTGCGCTGATGAGTGGGGTCCGAACCGAATCCTTGTTATCGACGGAATGGCCGGTCTGGCTCGCATGGCAATGTCCCTCGTCGTGGGAAATAAGCCTGTCAAGAATATTAGCGACTGGGGAATAGCCCAGGATCAGATCGAGAAGGTCATCAACCTCTGGACGGACGCTTGCAAGTGCCATTTCATCCTCATTGCTCACGTCGAGCGGGAAAAGGATGAAGTTCTCGGTGGTATCAAGCTGATGGTCAGCACTCTCGGGAATAAGTTGGCCCCGAAGTTGCCAGCAATGTTTTCGGATGTGATTCTCGCTGTCCGCGAAGGTTCCAAATTCACATGGGACACAGCCAACTCACAGGCTGACGTCAAGACCCGCAACTTGGCAATTGCCGCTGGATTGCCCCCGGATTTCAAGCCGATCTTCACTTCGTGGCTGTCGCGTGGTGGGAAGTTTGTTGAGGGCGTGCGGGATGCGAATAGCCCCCCGGAGGAGTGATGAGAATAGTAGACACAGATAACTTTGCTGGAGATTACCCGGATGAGAAATTTATTCTGGGCTGGGTGACTGAAAAACAGGGAAAAGAAATTGTGGAAGTTATTAATAGAGTCCTCAATGAGCGTGGAGAGTGCTCTAGGTATTATAAAGTAGTAGCAGATGATTATCAGCTCCAACCGGGTTTTCAACCGTGATTAACAAATAGTAATCGCGGGTAATAACTACCCTAACCCTGACAGGAGGTGCGTAAATACTAGCAAAACTGGCTATTAACTAGCCCCAATCGGTAATATAGTTTCTCTACGGTGCGAGCACCGGCAAATGTTACAAACTCTCTTAATCTCCGAGGTCATTCCATGTTTGACGCAGATAGCTTTTTGAATTCCGCAGTAACCGGCTCCAACTCCACCAAAGTCGTTCCGTGCCCCATGGGGGAATTCCCTGGCGTCATCGACAAGATCGCAGCACGCCAATGGCAGTCTGGCGACGGCACGAAAACTGGTGTCGCCCTCGATGTGACCTGGGCAATCGAAGATGACGAAGCCAAAGCCACAACTGGCCGTGATGTCGTCACCGCTCGCCAAGGCATCATGCTGGATCTCACCCCCGACGGTGCTATCGACATGGGGGAAGGAAAGAATGTGGCCCTCGGTCGCTTGCGTGCAGCTACCGGCCTCAACGATCCGTCAGTCGAGTTCTCGTTCAACCAGCTCCCTGGCCGCATGGCTAAGGTCAAGGTCGGTCATCGCCCGGACAAGAACGACCCGGAGATTGTCTACGCGCAAGTTGATGCAGTAACCAGCCTGGGCTAAGCAACCCCCAGTAACAAAACTCGTTGCAATGGGCCGGCCTTCAGGGGCCGGTTCTTCCTGAAGATCTACAAAGGCTCAGACATGTTTAAAATCATTCTCGGATTAACCATAGCCGCAAGTCTTTCTGGGTGTGACCTCTACCCACCCTACCGCGTGTATAACGCCAAAATGAATGGAGAAGCTGAATTAGCTCAGGCGAATTACGCAAAACAAGTTCAAGTGCAGGATGCTCTGGCTAAGAAAGAAAGTGCAAAATCTCTAGCAGATGCTGAAGTTATTCGAGCCTCTGGAGTAGCAAAAGCTAATGCTATCATTGGGGAATCTCTGAAAGGGAATGAAAGCTATCTTCGTTATCTGTGGATTCAAAATCTCTCGGCATCTGAAGGTAAGGGTCAGGTTATCTATGTTCCTACCGAAGCCGGTCTTCCTATACTCGAAGCCTCCCGGAAACCCTAGCCATGCTCGCCCTCTTCATCGCAGTCTTTCTCCTGGCCGAATCCCGCGCCCATTGGCTGTGGTGGGGGTCGTTCATAGCAGTCCTTTTCGTTACCTTCATCGCGTCATTGCATGGGGCATAAATTCCCCTACTCAACCTCCAGGAGCCTTCGCGCTCCCTTTTTAGCTGAAAATCCCCAACAAGCAGGAAAATGCAATGACAGCACAGCTAATTAAGACCTCTGACATCCAGATTGACCTGAATCGCCAACGTAGAGAATTCGAATCCCAAGCACTCGCGGAGCTAGCTGCCGGTATCCGTGCCCGAGGCCTCATGCATGCCATTGTCCTCCGCGAACGGGATGGCGCTATGGTTCTCGTAGCCGGTGAGCGTCGGATGCGCGCTATCGATGAGGTGCGCATGCTCGGAGGTACGATCAAATACAACGGAGAGGTAATTCCTGATGGTTATTTACCTTACGTCACCCTTGGTCAGCTCTCCCCGCTCGAAGCGGAAGAAGCAGAACTTGAGGAAAACTTACACAGAAAAGACCTTACATGGCAGGAACGTGCTGCGGCATTGTCGAGGCTCCACAACCTACGCAGTAAACAGGCACACGCGGAGGGAAGGGTCCACACCGTGGCTGATACAGCCGTCGAAGTCAAGGGGCGTTCGGACGGGAATTTTCAAAACACGGTTAGAAAGGACATCATTGTCAGTCAGTACCTTCATATACCGGAAATTGCAAAGGCCAAGAACACTGACGAAGCATTCAAAATACTGAAGAAGCAAGAGGAAACCCGCAAATACGCGGACCTCGCCAAGCGCGTAGGTGCTACTCTCTCCCACGAATCCCACAAGGCGTTCAACGTCAATTGCCTCTCGTGGATGCTCACTACAGACCCGGAGCAATTTGATGTTATTCTTACAGACCCGCCTTACGGCATGGGAGCAGATGAATTCGGTGATGGGGCTGGTAAGTTCGGAGGTATCGAACACCATTACAAGGATGACTACGAATCCTGGCGATCTCTTATGCAGGACTGGGCACCGCTGGCTTACCGGGTTGCCAAGCCCGAAGCCCATGCCTACGTTTTTTGCGATATTGATAACTTTCATGAGCTTAAAAGGATCATGCAGGGAGCCGGGTGGTGGGTTACTCGTACCCCCTTCATCTGTACTAAACCCAATTCCGGCCGCGTGCCTCATCCTGATAACGGGCCTCGACGCCAATGGGAGATGATTTTATATGCCATTAAGGGCAAGAAGAAAACGACCGGTATCTACCCTGATGTTGTTACGACTTTTGCTGACGCAAACACCACCCACGGTGCGCAGAAGCCTGTTGCTCTTTATTCTGACCTTCTTAAGCGCAGTGCGCGACCTGGTGATCGCGTGCTTGATAGCTTCGCTGGGAGCGGTACTATTTTTCCCGCTGCTCATGCTGCTAAGTGCTTGGCTACTGGGTTGGAGCAGAATTCAACTTACTATGGGATCTGCCTGCAACGGCTCCAAGGACTAACCAACGTCGACCCAGCGGAGCAAGGCAAGGCTCTGATGGCGGAACTCAACCAGCTGAAGGAGTAGCTTGATGGATCATCCTGACTATCGCCTGCGTAAGTGGAACTCCAAGCTGGTGCTGGTTACGACCGACCCGGAGTCGCTGATGATGGATCCAGATCTGCCTGATTTTTATATCTCGGATACGCTGCGGCTTCAACTGATTGCAGTACGCAACCTCTGCCAGCGGACTCTGGAAAAGTGTTGTGTAATAGATTACCCCGCGAAAAATTAATATAGGAATTGCAATGGCTCAAATGACGGTAAGGGCTTCTGGCCCCCGTAATGCAAAGATAATGATTGTGGGCGACCACGCACATGAGATGGATCTCAGGCGTGGAGAGCCATTTATCGGTGGGGGCGGTTTTGAGCTGACGAAGATGTTGAGTGACGTGGGGATTCGCAGGGATGACTGCTACATGACCCTCGTCCTGAAGAGCCGTACCTACCCGAACGAACTCAATATCATCGACAAGAAGAAAGACCGCCAGCCGAATCATGTGTTCTTCCAAGGACACTACATCACGCAGAAGCTTTATGACGCGTGCATGGCCCTGCGGGAGGAAGTGGAGCTAGTCAAGCCTAACGTCATCTGCACGGTTGGGGATTTGGCGCTATTCGCCCTCACGGGGGTAACTTCCAGCTTCAACTACCGCTCGTCCATCATGGATAGCGTGCTCACTCCGGGGTACAAGGTCATCCCGACCCTGCGGAGCGATATCATCCACACGCAATATGCTCGCCGCCCCTGGATGCTGCACGATTTGAAGCGGGTTAAAACCAATTCACTGACTCCGGGAGTTTTTCACCGGGATTACAAATTGTTAATCGCGGTTGATAACTCGGAGCAGTGGCTAGACACCATTGTAGAAAAGTTAGACTGGATCAGTGACGTACACCTAGCTTGCAAAGACACCCCACTTTCCTGCGATATCGAAACTCGTGGTGGTCACATCACCTGCATCTCTTTCGCGTGGTCCCCTACGGAAGGTATTTGCATTCAACTCTGCCCACTCCGTAATCCAGAAGGGTTTTGGGATGCTGAGAGCGAGGCTATCCTTGCGCAGAGAATCTGCAGTATTCTTACCGATCCCAATGTCCTCCTAGTCGGACAAAACTTCAACTACGATCTCCAGTATATCTTCCGTCATTGGGGGATCCTCCCGACGAACGTAGCTGACACAATGCTCATGCAGCACTCTGCGTTCAGCAACCTCCCGAAAAACCTCGGGTTCCTCTCCTCCATGTACTGCGAAGACCATCTCTACTGGAAGGATGACCGCACGGACTGGAAGGAAGGAGAGGATGGCGAGGATGAGATGAAATATTGGGAGTATTGCGCTACCGATTCCTGCCGTACCCTTGCTGTCTACCACACCCTCAAATCCGTGCTCAAGGCCATGAACCTGGAAAAGGTCAATGAATTCCAGCAACGCTTGCGCCCAAAGGTGCTCAAGTCAATGATTCGCGGAGTGCGGGTCGATCAACAAAAACGCTCTGATCTATCACTCACCCTCATGCGAGAGGTGGAATCCCGGAAACATTGGATGAGAGAGGTAGTTGGGTATGAAATCAACTACCGCTCCCCAATGCAAATGCAGGATTTCTTCTATCGACAGATGGGGTTAAAACCGATCACTAATCGGGCAACCGGGGGGATTACTACTAATGACGCAGCTCTTCAATCCTTGGGGGCTAAAGAGCCCATCCTCTGGCCGGTTATTAGAAAGATATCTGAACTCCGTTCTCTGGGGGTCTTCCATTCCACTTTCGTTCTGGCTCCCCTCGACAACGATCGCAGAATGCGCTGCTCCTTCAACATTGCCGGTACGGAAACCTATCGCTTTTCATCCAGCAAGAACGCATTCGGGACGGGAATGAACCTCCAGAATGTGCCGAAAGGTGGAGATACTAGCGATTTGGAGGGAGCTTTAGAGTTACCTAATGTCAGGGAATTGTTTATTCCTGATGATAATCAGACCTTCTTCGATATCGATCTTGATTCAGCGGATTTGCGAATTGTGACTTGGGAGAGTGATTGCCAGTGGATGAAGGAGAACTTCAAGGCAGGACGAAAGCCTTATGTTGAGGTGATGCGTGAATACTACCACGACAACACTATGACAAAAAACTCCCATCCCAGAGAGTACGCCCAGTTTAAATCTCTATGCCACGGGACGAACTATCTAGGCACAGCAGAAGGTATTGCCCCTCGCATAGGTCTCAATGTAGCTGAAACAGAACGCATACAACGGTGGTATTTCCAGCTCTGCCCGGAAATCAAGAAGTGGCAAGATGATATCAAGAAGCAAGTATCAGGTCGTCGGTACGTTGAAAACGCTTTTGGGTATCGTAACTATTTTTTCGACAAAATTGAAGGAACGATCTTTAATCAAGCAGTGGCGTGGATCCCTCAATCTAGTGTAGCGTGTTTAATAAACAGAGCATACGTGGCAATTGATGATGCCTACGGAGACTGGATTGAGATTCTACTACAAGTACACGATTCACTGGCGGGACAGTTCCCTTCCGGTAGAAAGGAGGAAGCATTGAAATTGATTCAAGAGGCAGCATCTATTGCAATACCTTACGACGATCCCCTCTTCATACCTGTGGGGGTAGTCAGTTCTGATAAATCATGGGGGTCATGCGGATGAAAATCATTCAACTACTAGCAGCAATCGATGGGGAATCGCCCGGGACAATCGGCAGCCAGATCTACGGCTTGGGGGATGATGGGGTGGTGTATGAGATGGAAAGTGCTAGAGGGGTGAGAACTCTTGGCCCCAGCCACGCTGGAGGACTGAAACGATATTTCGATGGGGCAACGGGAGGGTGGAAAGTAATCTGCCAATCTCACGAACGTTCCGAGGTAATCCCTAACCCCGACCGTCCACGCGGAGGGTAGTATGGCAGGAATAATGGAGCCCTCTGCGATGACTAGAAAACTCTGGGAAGTATTGCAGAAAGTTAAACCAGAATTTCGTACTAAGCCCCACATTCGTAAGTGGGGTGGGAAATGGGAGTGTATCGGAAGAGGCTGCAGTTGTTTAGGGTATTCCCCCAAAGATGCCTATGACAGCTGGCTTCATTATCGAAGGCTACTTTCAGGAGCTTCTTCACAAACACCACAACCATAAGAAAAGCCCCCAGTTACGGGGGCTAGTTTCTCACCGCTATTACTTTTCATTAATCCCGGTTAATTACACCTTCCAAACTGCCGAAATCATCAACCTCAAATCATCCGGGTCGATCTTATTCGGCGGCACGGTCAGCTCTTTCAGCAATCCAGCCGCTTGTAATCCCGCTGTCACCAGCTGACTACAAAACCAATTCCCTTCCGTAGTCCATTCAGTCGAAAAGAAAAAAGCAATGATCCCGAGTCGGTTGTAGCTTTTGCCAAGTTGCTTCGACATGAACGCATAGAAGAGTTGCTGTTGGTGATCCGAGCAGTGAATAGTTACCTGCTCCACGGGTTCTTTCTTGGTATAACCCAAGGGCCGAATTCTGACCCCCGACTTTATATTCTTCCCCAACTGATCTGCCCTAGCCCCCAGCAGATTCCCTGAATCAGGTAGGACACAATCAACATGCGAGAACTTCCCATGACCAAACCACTTGATCATAGCTGCCCCTACCCCATTCCCTTCAACAAATTGCAGTGTGATTGTGCCCATAGCAAGCTCAGGTTTTTGCTCGTTTAGCGATTCCTCGTCCACCTACGGTAGAGCCCGAAGCCCCTTTATTTCTTGCGGGGGTTGTAGACTTACTTTTAAGACTGGCTGAAGTCATTTTGCGCTGTTTCACTTCCTTAGCAGTTAATCCACCTTTATGTCTCATGATGTTTCTCCTTAAGTTCTACTGATGATGGTATTGCCTATTTCCGCACCAACGGATGCCGGAGTGCCCGCAGATACTGCAGTGAGCTTTGCCGACAGAGTTGCCAACACTGCGCTGACCAACTGTGCTGCCGCTGGAACAGCTGCATTCTCAATCGCCGGCAAGGTAGCGATCAGATTCGCCACAAAAGCCGTCCCCTTGATCGTTGCCGAAGCGGGATTCACCCACGTTTGCGGGTTGGCTTCAATATCAGCCAACGTCGCATTCACCAAATTCAACACCGGAGGGAAAACTTCCGATGCCGTAAGCGCTGCCAGATCTGCAAAAATATTGCTCATAGTTGCTACTCCTTCAGGGTTGTTGAAAGGGTTGAGCCGTTCCTGGCCCCTCCCCGTTTGTTGCACCACCGGTTGCAAGGTTGGCACCTTGATTTGCTGCTTGGGTGTGCCAGCAGTAGAGGCCGAAGGCTCCAAGCGCCCCTTTGATACAGCCGATAAGATCCTCAGCACCTTTGACTTGACACCAGACCAGAGCAGCCCAAAGCGCGACGAGAGCTGCTGCCGCAATCCACTGAACATAGATAATACCCTTATTCATGAAGTGCTCCTTGTTCCAGGTTCGTAGCCATCCGATTCATCCGGCCATTCGCATATTGTGGCTGCTTTAAGGAGGCAAGATAACGCAGACGTTTGGCGTTGAAGCGAGCAACGACTTCCCAGGGGTTTACAAATCCGATTACGTCAGCCAGATCTTGCCCGAGTTGCCTGCCTCCGACGATTTCCTGCAGCCATTGAATAGGATGCCCGCCATTGTAGGCTGTATCGAGAATCTGGAATGCGATTGGAGTTGGGTAGAGTTCACAACCGAAGGGTTGCCAGTATTCCTGCTCTGCTATTGCCATTGCAGTATCTTCGGGGAGTTCCTCCATAGCCCCTCGATAGCCCCATTTGTAGGCCACTCGGGATGTCACGCCGAATTTGGTAGCGCCACCATTGTCCACAACAAACCCACCCTCATTGAGGAGCAGGAGCTTCCAACACGTCTGGAACTTAGCCGTAGTCACAATGGCTCCCTATGCCGTTTCGTCCGCTCTCGGTGCTGCTTTTCCTCCTGCCGCTTCAGCTCTGAATAAAACAC